GAACGACAGGGCCTCCTCACCGATGAGCTGGCGGATGGCCTCGTACCACTTCGAGCGAAGGTCGAGCTGGGCCTGTACCCAGATGCCCTCCTTGCGCTTCTCGAAGTTGACGACGTCGCCCATCGGGTCGGTCCCGACACGGGCGTCCCAGGTGTGCTGGTAGAGGAAGGGCCGGGAGCCCTTGAACCAGTCGAAGAGGAAGTCGGTCTTCGGGCTGAAGAACTCGCCGTCGAAGTCGCGGCCGATCCCGTCATCACCCGCGAAGGGGCCGAAGAACGGCATCCCCCAGCCCTCGACGGTCGTGTCGGAGCCCTTGGCGAAGTGGATGGGCGACTTCATGGGCGCGTGGTCGTGTCCCGCGTCGCCGTCGTGCATCGAGGCGTGGCGGGACGCCATGTCGGCCATCGGCATGTCGGCCACGTCCGCGCCGTGACCGGACGGGGGTTCGGCCATCATGTGTCGCCGCATCGCGGCCTCCGTCTGGGGCATCGCGCTCATGGATGGATCCTTTCGAGCGAGATGATCTCGAGATAGCGAACTTCCCAATACACACTCTCGGGATGCAGCGCCTCGGGCTGATACCCGAGCAGCGCCCCGACGTGGGCCTCGCAGGCGTGGGTGGAGTCGCTGTACCGATCGGGGCCGCCGTTCATGGTGGTGATCTCAAACTCCGCATCTGCGTTGCAGTCGATAACGCAGCAGAATGGCTTGGGTGCGGCTTCGGCCGTAGGGTTCATCGTCCGACCTCCGGAATCCACGATCGGGTGCAGTTTGGATGTCCGAGAGGCGAGCCCTCGGCCTCGTCGAGGGGCACGTGCTCCCGGCCGTTCCACGGGGCGCAGATCTCGTCCGCGTCGCCATCGACGACCGTCACGAGCATCACGCCCGCCGTGCGGTACTGCCCGAGGCCGCCGAGGTTGTACGCGGCCGCCGTTTCGGTCCGGGCGATCCGATCGACGCGCCAGTCCTCGTAGCCGTCGAACAGCTCACCGAGCGAGGTCCGCATGGCATCATGCGTTGCCCCGGCCTGGAGCTGCGAGGTGACGACCCGCTGCACGTCCGCGATGGTCGTGTTCTCGATGCCCTTGCCGAGCATGTCGAGGTGGCTCGTCACCCTTGCCAAGGCCGCATCGGAGGTCGGGATGGCGAACGACACCTCGATCGACAGCGCCCGCGCGGCCTCCGTGGCACCAAGGGTGACGGCAGCCTCGATGGGGGCCTGGCTGATCCGCCGGAGGCGGTCCCGGAAGCGCTTGCTGCCGATGATCTCGATGAGCCGATCGAGGAACGCCTCTTCCTCCGGCGTGGCCTTGCCGAAGGCGTTCAGCACGGCGTTGCGCTGCGCCCCGAAGAACGAGCCGAGGTCGCGCATATAGGCGTCCCGGATCGGGGCCAGCACCGTCTCGCGGGATTCGATCGACTTGCGAGCGCGGGGTGCCGCCTCCTCCGGGCTGGGAGGAGTCACTGCCGGCGGAGGCGGCTCGGGCGGGGCGACGATGTCCTCGAAGCTCGTCACGGCGATCGTGGAGGGGACGAGCTGCGACTGCCCGATCCTCTTGTCCGGGTGCGGCGGCAGGCTCAGGCGCGTGCGGACCTCGTCCACGATGACAGCGCCCGTCTTCGACCATTCGGCCGCCGTCTGTGCCGCTTCGAGGTCGTTCTCGCTGAGGGCCTCGACCTGGGTGTAGTCGTACCGCGCGACCAACTGCTCGTCCGTGATGAGCGGCAGCACCCGGAGGGTGATCATCCGGGCGAGCCGGTTCAGACGCGGCTGGAGCGTGCCTTCCCACAACTCCGACCGCGCGCCGGCGACGTTCGAGAACGTGGCGTCCTGCATGCGGATGAGCGGCAGCGGCATCCCCCACGCGCCGGCGATGATCTCGACCCGGTTCAGGCGGGTGGCGAGCCACTCCATGTCCTTCCGCGAGAGCTCGATCGCCTGGAACGTCGTCTTCGACCCGAGGATGGCGATCTTGCCGGCGTTCTTGTACCCACCGACGGCCTGCGTCCAGCGCTTCTGGAGGATCTCGGCCGTGGGGTCGCCGAGGGGCATCTCCGAGGTCAAGATGCCCGGCGGCACGCCGTACTGCTTCTCGAACTGCTTATCCCGGATGGCCGCGTACTCCTCGGCCATGACCGCCTGCCGGGCCGCTTGGATGTGGCCCTGCCCGTACCAACGGTTGTTGGGGTTCGGCCAGCGGAGGTACGTCATCTGGTCGGGCTTCCAGCGGATGTCCTCCTGGCCCCGCGTCGCCGAGACGTACAGGTAGCCCTTGACCGTGCCGTCGGGGTTGGCGACGATCCGCCACGGCCCCGGGTTGTGGAGCCAGATCTCCCAGCCGACGCGGTTGCGGGCAATCATCCGGCGCCCTGCCAGCGGCTTGACGACCTCGATCGGGGCATGGCCGGTGAGGCCCATGTACAGCAAGAGGAGGTGGGTGAACTCCCCGCCGTCCAGTTGCGGATGCGGCACGTCGAAGAGCTGCTGGACGGGATGGTCGGGATCGACCGGGGTCAGTTCGACCCGGTTGTCGACGACCTTCCGAGTGCAGATCTGCAGCGGCGCCTGTGAAGCCTGTTCGCCGATCTTGTTGCCGACGATGTACGGCCATGCGTCATCACCGAAGGTCGAGAGCAGCGAGGCGTCATCGAAGCCCTTTTCGAGCGCCCGGTCAGGGATCTGGTCCGCCGGGAGCCCGAGGATGCTTGCCTTGGCGCCGAACAGGCGCGCGAGCGTGTCACGGATCGCCAAGGTTGGCTCCAATCAGACGTAGAGGATCACGCCGGCCTCAGCGAGCGCCATGACGGCATAGCGGAGCGCATCGCACGCGTCATCGCCTTCCTCGATCGGCTTCTCTTTGAAGCCGCCCGTGGAGCGCTCGGTAGCCCAGCGGTAGTTGGGAAGCTCGGCGAGGAGACCCTGACAGGCGGGATCGATGGTCAGGCCCTGGGCGATGGCGGCGGCCACGGCGTTGATGCCCGGCATCACGTCGTTCGTGGCAGGGACGACGCCGAGGCCCTTGCGCTGGCAGGTGGCGATGTACTCGGGTTCGGATGGGTCGGCGTAGAAGGCTTCGATGTGGAGGGCATCCTGGAGGCGCAGGAGCCCGGGGATGATGTCTTCGATGAGCGAGCCCCGGCGGTAGACCTCGCCCAGCACCGCGAGGCGGCCGGAGCCCGAAACGCCGACGATCTCGCAGGCGAAGGCGTGGACGAAGCCCCAGTCGATGCCCGCGATGATCCGCTTCCACGGCCCCTCGGCCTTGCGGACCTGGGCGTCGGGGAGGGTGTAGATCGTGCCCTCGGCCGTGACCCACAGGCCCTGACCGAGGCGCTTGCCGAAGACGTTGTCCGGCAGGCCCGCGATGGCCGCCTGGTAGTCGGCGGGGAGGAAGCGGTTGTCAGCCGCAGTTGCGCTGAAGTAGTCACGCTGGCCCGCGATGCCCGGGCTGAACCGGGCCTTGAGCCAGTGGCGGGGATGGCTGGGGTTCGTGGCGGCCATGATCTGGTGCCACGTCATACGGGGATCACGGAGGCGGCCGATGAGCAGGATCCAGTCGCCCTCGGTCAGCTCCACGGCCTCGTCGATGAAGATCGCCGCGCCGTCGAACGAGCCGACCTTGGAAGGGACGCCGGTGATCGGGTCGGGGTCGAGGCCCATGAACCAGATCCGGGATGGCGTCCGGCCGGGGCGGGCGATCTCGACCCAGTTCTCGCTGCGGTTCCTGCCGGTGACATAGGCCGGGTTGACAACGTCCCGCCAGAACGTCCGCTCGGTCGTCGCCTTCAGGCTGGCCGCGGTCTTGCGGACGATGGCGAACTGGGCGCCGGGGTTGTCGAGCGCGAGCCAGTAGATCTTCTCGCAGCCGATCCGGGATTTGCCGGCGCCCATCGCCCCGGAGTAGAGGACCTCGGGAGCGCGGCTATCGTAGAACTGCCGCTGGGCGTCGTTGGCGAAGAGGGGGCCGAGGCTAGGTCGCAGGGACCTCAGCAGGTGTTCCGGCGGGGAGTCCGTCGATCCAGTCGCGGAGCCGTCGCTTCTCGTCGTCGTCGAGGTCGTCAGCAAGGGTCCGCGTCTCCGTCCGACTGGTAGGTCCGCCGCCCAGGAGCTGGGCCTTCTCAGCCGACACGCCGAGCAGGATCGTCAGGTCGCGCGGCTCCATGGTCGGGATGAGTTCCCGTAGGCGCTCTTGGGCCATGTACATCAGCACCGAGAACCCGGCGGCAGCTTCCTCGCGGGTTTTGACGCGGAGTTCCGCATATTTCGGGTTGTCGAGCCAGTAGCGCACCGTCGATTCGGGGACACCGCTCGCCTGTGATGCAGCGGCAGCGGTGGACATCTCAGCCGCGATGACGACGGTAGCCTTCTCAGCCTTCGTGTACCGGCGTCTCGTCACTGGTCAGCCTCTCGATGAGCGCGGCGATGTCATCGACCGTCTCAGGTGTCTTGGGGTGGGCGGCCTCGGCGATCGCCTGGTCTTCGGCCGCCAGCAGCGCCTCGTCATCGCGTTCGGCGTCGATCAAGGCCATAGCGGTGGCCCGGTCGGTCCCGGCGCCTGGTCGGCTGGCCGAGGGATGCGGTGCACGTTCATCCTACGCTACCTGACTAGCCTCCTCGACTGTGCGCAGATGGAGCCGGATGGCCGAGAGGTTGCGGAGGAACCCGCGCAGGGCATCCTCGGCCACGAGCTTGGCATCGAGCGGATGGGCGTGTTCGAGCATTGCCGCCCGGGCCGGTCCCTGAGCGCCGATGGCGACATGGGCAACGATGCGGCCCCGCCGTTGCGTCGCCTCGTCTCCGTGGGCCATGTTGTCAAGTGCGGCCCGGAACGGGCTGTGGAAGTACCCGACGAGATCCCGTTCGCCGTTCTCCGGGTTGGTCCGCGCGTCATCCCCGGACGGTGAACCGAAGATGTAGCCCTCGGCCCTCGTCGTCCAACGTGGAGTCCCGTCGATGCCGATGTTGTGGTCGTGGAGCTTGGTCGGGACTTCGTCGGCGTAGGCACGGCGGATCATCCGGACGGCCTCACGGAGATCAGCCGGTTCGCGAGTCCTGAAGTCCCAAGCCGAGCGGATGCTGGCCTCAGACTCGACTGCGAACGGCGCCGACCGACGGACCAGCGCATCAGCGTTGGCTTGAGCGTCCGAGAGCCCGATGTATGGACGGCGCGACCCGCTCATCACACCCTCACCGCAGCGAAGCCGCCCGACATCAGCAGCCACATGAGGACCGCGCCGACGAGGAACCCGAGGGCGAAGGTGATGAAGTCGTGGGCGTCACGGTTCATCGGCCGAACGCCTTATCGGGGACGGGGTGCTTGCCCGATTCCCAGCACCGCAGTTGACGAAGGGGGATGCGGAACCGCCGCGCGTATTGGCGCTCCGTCAGACCCATCGAAAACCGCCGCTCGGACAGCATGTCTGCCGCCACAACGTACGGGTACTCAGCGGCGTAGGCGGCGCGGAACTCGGGATCAGCCTCCCACTCGGCGCGGATCTGCGGCCACGTTCGACTCACAGCGTCCTCACGGTCCGCCTGCCCATCCGGGGTCGTCACGCGGCACCCGCCTTCGACTTCACGAGGTCGTACACGCCCATCGAGGCTAGGCCGGCCATGACGCCATTGATGCCATCTTGGACGAGGTCGAGGCGGCCCTGATCCAACAGAAAGCCCGAAGCGACGCCCGTGAGGACGCCGATGGCGACCGCAGACAGCGGACCGAAGCGGTCCTGGGTAGCGGGTGCGAAGTTGGCCGTATGCCAGAACAGGAACGAGAGCAGGGTGCAGGCCGTTGTGAGGCCCGCGACCGTGGTGAGCTGGGCGATGGTGATGCCGTCCATCACGAGGTCGCCTTCACGAAGGTGATGCGGGCTCGCTCCACATCGGCGGTGGACGCGCTCAGCGGACAGCCCTTGCCGGCGCAAGGCACGGCGAACGTCTCGGCCAACTGCCCGTGCTCGACGAT